TTCTTTGTTTTAATAATTCTGATTGTATCGCTACAGAAATAAGTCTGCCAAGTTCTTTACTTTGTTGTTCGTCACCTTGAACAGATGATCCAGAAGCATCTACATTCACGTTAATATTTGTACTGCCTCCTCCTAGTTTATCGTTAGGAATTATTGTTCCTGATCTTCTTGGTACAAATAGTTCTGGGCCTTTTTCTCCTACTATTGAAGCCTTACCAACAGGAGGTCTGCCACCATCTGCAAATCCTAATCCTGATAAACTACCAAAGAAACCAGGAGAAATACCTTTTAAAATAGTATTTACACCAAGTTTTATAAGAGTAGAACTTAAATCATTTAATATTGATTTTGCAGCATCACCTAAAGTCTTGGTTTGCATTATTGCAGCACTCAAATTATCACTAACACCAGAAGCAATAGATTGACCTATAGTTTTAAAATTTTCTGCTACTTTATCCACTTCAGTATGTAATTCTTTAGTAAGGTCTATTGAATCTTTTCTTAACTCATTATTAGTATTAATAAGACCTTCTTGAGCCTCTATTTTTGCATTAGCTATATCAATATCTTTTTGTTCCTGCTCACTTATTCCAAATCTTTTTTCTGCATTTTCCTTTATCTTATCTCTTTCTTTTGTTAGCTGTTCTAATGTAGTTTTTAAAGTTTTTTCTCTAAAATCAAATTCCTGCTCAACTTTT